GATTTTCTCCAACTGAGTTGAATTTATCCCAATACTCAGATTTTTTATTATAATTCCTCTTTGACATAACTTATTATAAGTTACACAGCAAAGTATTAAAGTTGACTTTTAACTTTATAGAAAGTTAAATTCTCATTGGAACAAATGTAGATTGAATATTACTAGCTTTTTGATTTATCATATCAAAATATACAGGAGTCATCCAATTTGCTAATACTAAAGCAGAATAAGAGTCTTTTCTTGCTTTATCAGCACCTCTTTGTTTTTTAAGATTATGAGGAAGGTCAAAACTTTGAGTACCTTGAGCCGTAGTAGTAACTTGCACTAAAGCGCACTCTACTTTAATCAAATCAATCATATCTTTTTGATGTTCAACGAAATCAATCATTTTTGCACCATCTGGTTGATTATTTTCAAAAGATTTTGCAAATTTTAAATCTTTAATAGGTATAGTAGCGTGTCTTTGTTTGTGATAATCATCATTCATCGCAGAACTAGCAAAAAGAATATTTCTATGGTCAAAAGCTGATTGCAAAGATTCATTTGCATATCTAATCCATTGAGAACTAGGTTTTCTTAAATAAACAATTTTTTTACTTTGTAAATTATATTGATTTCTTGCATTTCTAAGATTATTTTCATATTCTTGAAGATCGTCAAAATCCGCATCAATGGTATCTAATTTTATACCCGCTTGCTTAAATATTTCACTCTCATTACAAGAATTCATAAATTGAACTCCTCCATTGTAGTCCATTATAATTGAAACAATATTAAAATGATTTAATAAATAAACAAAATATATAATATGACTTTTTAAGTTAGTTCCAGACATAGCATAACTATGTACTACAACACCTTTAGGCTTGTCTTTATCCCTCTTAATGAGTAACATAGCAAAATCATCAGAACCTTCACTCTCAGACCAAGATGGGTCGATTGCGAGGATGTATTCACTCTCTGGCTCTCCAATGACTTCTACGCATTGACCTTCTCCATCTGGAATTGTACAAGCCATCATTTTACTAACCTTGAAATAGCCAGAACTATCATCAGTAAATACCGCGCCAAACTCTCGATCAAATTGGGATTCACTCATTGTCGCTTTTGCTTGGTTAATTAAGTTTTGATCATATAATTGATCAGGCGCACAGTCATAACTAAAATGCATAATAGTTCTATGAGCGCCATCTTGAGTATTTTCATTAAGAATTAAAGATTCATACTGAGAATATATCTTAAATAAATGCTCAAACCTATAAGATGCGGAAGACAAACCAATGATTTTGTTATTTGGCCATTGTTTTCTATCGTCTTCAGTCATTTCGCCCATTTCTATGAGTTTTGTTTCTAAATCAAATATCTCTTGTCTCTCTGTAGGATTCTCTACGACAGAAAGGAAAGGCATAATAACTTCATTAAGAACTTTTTCAGGCATGAGAAGAAGTTCATCAATGATCATTCGTTGGAAACGAAATCCACGAAGTTTTTCGCCATCTCCAAGTGGAAGAGCTGTTATTTTACTTCTTCCAATTTCCATTGTCCATTGGTCATTGTTTTTTGATACTCTAGTTATAGCCTGTGCGAATAGTTCAGACTTGGGATTAAGAGATATCTCTTCAATTTTATTAAAAATCATTTTTGCTTGACGAAAAGATTTACTAATGATACCAATATGAACTCCTTGATGCATAATGGCATCTAGAATCGCGTAGACGGCAGTGGAGAAGGAGTTATGATTTATGATTCCATCTGAGACGTAACAATGCTCGTTCTCTACATGTATATCTACAGTTACAGCTTGACTTATTTGTGTTTCAACTACTTTCTCGAAAGATAAATCTTCTCTCATTAAATGCATTAATTTTTCGGATAATTCTCCTTGAACCCTACCTGTATTTAAAATTTCACCGAGAAGTCTTTTGCTGGTATTTTTTCTAAAATTTAATTTATATGTACTATTTTTTTTATCTACGATAGATTTTTTCCCAAAATACTCTACAAGATGTTCTCCAATATATGGAATATAATCACAAAAAGATTCGTTTTGAATTGACTGTTCATTTAAATATTCTAATACGTCTGTCTTTCTTTGTATTTTAAATCCTATTTGATCTTTAAATAATCTAACGTCTTTTTGATTGCAGCAAATCAAACTCCAAGCTTTTTTGCAATCGTAAGTCTTTCCCCCTATAAAATTCGATGGTCCACCTTTAAAGCAAACGCTTTTTTTAAATACAACTCCAAATTGTAAGCATAAATTTTGAATTTGTTTTAATAGTATTTTGCTAGTGGAGGAGAATTCAATTCTTACATTTACTCCTTTTTTTTCTTTACGCTGTAATGAAGCGTAACCATCTGTATCAAAAAGACCCACAAGAAGGTTTTTGATATTTTGTTTAGAATTGTTAGTTAAAGACTCTGGTATTGTTTTCTCAAAAGCTTTAGATTCATCAAATCCTAAAAACTTTAAAAAAGCAGCTAATTCTTTTGAATAAATTCTTAAATCTTGACAGTTTTCTCTTTTATTGGAGATAGATAGATGAAGTCCGATTTTCTTAGAAAATTGATCAAGAAAGCCTTTGATTTCTTTATCTTCTGAAGTTATAGATATCCCCATTGGTTTTTTTAATATGTGTCCGTCACCGATTAAAAGGCCAAAAAAGTAATACCAATCAGCAATATGATTAACGTCTTTTATTAAAGATTCAGGTTTATTAAAATTTTCTACGTCATTGACGAATTCGAATCCATCAAAGATGTTTCTTTCTTTTAAATCTATGTCTAATTTTCTTTTAATGACTACGTAATCTCCTACAATTATATCTTTATTATATTTCCACTGTAATTCTAAACTTTTGTCTAGAATCATAATTTTGTGATAATCCAACCCTTCAGATTCAAATCCTGAATTTGTTATTATTTTGTATGTAGTTTGCAAGGGATTAATCGTTTTATCTAAAACTTTATTGATGGAATCCTTGCTTTGGACATTATCTCCAATCCTTACTTCTCCTATTTTAATCAAACCTCTATCTGTCCATATCAAAGATTCGTAGTGAAGACACTTGCTCATTCCCCGACTCCAAATTCCCAAAAAGTAGTCCGTCTCCATCATAGCCTTAATAGCCATATGTTGGAATGGAAATAATTTGACACCAGTTAATAGTTCTGAAGCAAATGATGGATTTTCTCTAAGGAATTTATAAAACAATATCTTAGCTTCATGTTCTTCTATATATCCTTCCGTATCCATTAACTCTTGATTAATGTTTGGAAATGTTTTTCTTCTTTTTTGTATACCCGGTTCCCAAGACATATTATTTAATTCTTTTTGACCAAAAATATTGTATATCAGTTTTCCATAAAGATTTACCTAATACTAATAATTTTGGAGTTAATTCTACACTCAACTCTCTTGAGCCACTAAAAACAAATTGACAACAATCACCATAGTCTCTTTGTAAGTTTCTCATACTATGAAAAACATAATTAAGGTTAAATTTCTTATAGCTTTGCTTATTATATTCAGCCATACTATGAAGAGGAGCCTCTATAACAATAAATAGATAACACCCCAAACTTTTACAACGATCTAACTCTTTTGCAAATCTAACGTATGAGTTTGTGACTGTAGCGCAGAAATCAGCGAAAGATTTTCTATCAACATGAGTATAATTATATAAATCACCACCAACAGCGTAGTCGCCAATATCTAATTTCATTATTTTGGACTTTTTAAACTTTAATGGTTGCTGTTCCCTAGTATCTACAAGAATATTAACATTTGAATAATCATTCCAGAACTCTTTTGGCAATTTTTGACCAAACATAGGTTCAACTAAACAATTTTTGCAAGCATCAGTATAACTGCCAAAATATTTTTTATAAATATCAATTTCAGGTAATCCATAAGTCGAAAGTTCAACAGAACTTAAACCCGACTTTAAATTCTTAGATTTAATTTTCTTATTTAATATTTCTCCTATATAGTTTTTTACAGCACCAAATGGTGCGGTATCACACCACTGCATTAATTGATGAGGCTGAGAAAAATCTTTTTCAAAATAATCATCATAGTTTTTAAATGGTAATAATTCACCAGTTAGTTTGTTTTTACGTTGAAAATGTTTGACATAATAATCGCCCAATAGCATTTCATGTTTTTTAACATGTGCATGGAGGCTTTTTAATGCGTCAAAAGACGCTTCACATTCTTTACAGTTAAATGACATGATTATTTTTTCATCCATCGCTCTTTATCTTTAGACCACGAATGATAAACTATGTCTATATGGTTAGGGTGTTGATCTCCATAACTAAAGAATCCTTTAGTATTTCCTGTTTGATATAGTGATTGATTAAGTCCCATATTAAATAACGTCATCCATATTTACGCCTAAAATTCTTGCCTTCCATTCTGCCATTCCTTCAAGGCGGTGAGCTTCTTCTTTGACTAATGCTTTCTGCATTTCAGCGATACGAACCATGTTTTTTCGCTCATCTTGTTCTTGGAATAATTGAACTATTGATAAAATTGAAGCATTTTCTTTATTTCTGTTTTTCATTCTTTCTGCACGATCACCTTGCAGTTTTTTAGTCAAATTTTCGATTCTAGTTTCGCACTGATGATATTCGCTGCTTTTTGACTTAATAATTTCTGATAATCTATTAGTCATATCGCTTTGATCATTA